ACTGGGCACCCTTCCATGGAACTCATACTAAGACCCCACCAGAACCTGAATGATCCAACTTGGAGTGTAATCATACTTCTATGTTGCGGATTGGCTTTTACTGCGTGGTGCATTTACTACATACTTAAGCTAGCGTATCATGAGTTAGATGAGTGAAGTATATCTTGGTAACCCGAACCTCAAGAAGGCCAACACTGCCATTGAGTTCACCAAAGACCAGATCGAAGAATTTATTAAGTGTAAAGAAGATCCTGTTTACTTTGCGCGAAATTATATTCGTATCGTTTCTCTGGATGAAGGTCTTGTTCCTTTTGAACCGTATAAGTTTCAAGAGAAGTTAATCAGTCGTTTTCATAAGAACAGATTTAATATCTGTATGATGCCCCGACAGACGGGTAAGTCAACCACGTCGGTATCATACTTACTTCACTTCATTGTATTCAATGACAGTGTAAACGTTGGTATTCTTGCCAACAAAGCATCTACTGCAAGGGAACTCCTCAGTAGGTTACAACTTGCATATGAGAACCTGCCAAAATGGATGCAACAGGGTATCATTGCATGGAACAAAGGATCAATGGAGTTGGAGAATGGCAGTAAGGTATTGGCAGCTTCTACATCTGCGAGTGCTGTCCGAGGCATGTCGTTCAATATCCTCTTCCTCGATGAGTTCGCGTTCGTCCCTAATCACATCGCTGACTCCTTCTTTGCATCTGTTTATCCTACTATTACTTCTGGTAAAAGCACAAAAGTCATAATGGTTTCAACGCCTCACGGCATGAACCACTTTTATAGAATGTGGCATGATGCTGAGAGGGGTCAAAACGAATACGTTCCAACTTCAGTTCACTGGAGTGAAGTTCCAGGCCGTGATGAGAAGTGGCGAGAACAAACTATTAAGAACACTTCAGAAAACCAGTTCAAGGTTGAGTTTGAATGTGAGTTCCTTGGATCAGTTGATACGCTCATCAATCCAGCCAAGTTGAGAGCCATGGTCTATGACAGGGCCATTCAATCTGGTAATGGTCTAGATGTATATGAAAAACCAATTGATAACCATGACTACGTTTGTACAGTTGACGTGGCCAGAGGTGGTGGTAATGACTACTCGGCTTTCGTTATTGTGGATATAACTGAATATCCACATAGAGTAGTTGCAAAGTATAAGAACAACGAAATCAAACCAATGTTGTTCCCATCCATCATTTATGAAACGGTAAAGTCATATAATAATGCATGGGTGCTGTGTGAGGTTAATGATATTGGTGACCAGGTTGCAGCTATTCTAAACTACGATCTTGAGTATCCTAATCTTCTTCAGTGTTCGATGAGAGGACGTGCGGGACAAATCGTAGGTCAGGGTTTCTCTGGAAAGAAAACTCAGTTGGGTCTCAAAATGTCCAAAGCTGTAAAGGCGGTGGGATGTTCCAACTTGAAGACAATGATTGAGGCTGACAAGGTTCTCTTTAAAGACTACGATATTATATCAGAACTCACCACATTCATCCATAAGAGAAACTCATTTGAGGCTGAGGATGGGTGTAATGATGACCTTGCAATGTGTTTGGTCATTTATGCATGGTTAGTTGCACAAGACTATTTTAAAGAGTTGACTGATCAAGACGTTCGTAAAAGATTGTATGAAGATCAAAGAGACCAAATTGAACAAGACATGGCTCCATTTGGTTTTATTAGTGATGGTCTTGAAGATGATGTGATTCAAGGTGATGATGGAACTCTTTGGAGAAAGACAGATCTTGATGATATCAACTCCACATATGGAGACATGAATTTTATGTGGGAGTATTATTGATGGATATTGGAGATAAGTTTGATCTAGAACATTTACTGTTTGTCGATAGGACTTGTAGGGTTTGTGGCGAGACAAAAAATCTTATTGAGGATTTTTACTTGACTAGAAAGAATAGAGGGTCATATCCCTCTTCGTATTCTTATGAATGTAAGGACTGTACAAAAAAGAGAATTGTTGTGAGTAGAATGACAAACGCAGTATTTGATAGGTGGGAATACCCCGATTGGTAGTGTTCACGCACTGTTTCCCCATTTGAAAAGGTGCCAAACAATAAATAAATTCAGATAACAAACTGAAACTTCTAGAGGAAATCAGATGGCTGGTTTAGGCTTAGTATCTCCTGGAATTAAAGTAAGGGAAGTTGACCTTACCCGTGGTGGAATTACTGGCGTAAGTGACCAGACTGGCGCCATCGCAGGCCCCTTCACGAAGGGCCCAATCAATGAGCCAGTTCTTATTGAGAATGAAAAAGATCTGGTAGAGACATTTGGAGAGCCACAAGAAACAAGTGCCCAGTATGAGTACTGGATGAGTGCTTCTTCATATCTCTCATACGGTGGTGTTCTTAGAGTCGTAAGAACAGATGGTCAAGTTTTGAACAATGCTAATGCTGCTGTAGCAACTGGCTCTGGTTCATCCGTAACCTCTCTTAAAATCAAAACTGTAGAGGACTATTACGATTCATATACTGGCGCCACATCTTGGTATTGGGCCGCTAAAAACCCTGGTACTTGGGCAAACGATCTCAAAGTATGTGTTATTGATGCTAGAGCTGACCAAACACTGACTGGCATCACTACTGCTGGTATTGTTGTTGGTGCTGCGGTAACACAGTCATTTGGTGGTGCTCAAATTGGTGGCATCGGTACTTCACTGACACTGAATGGTCACCTGAAAGGTATCGTTACTGGTATTGGATCTTCTGCAATTGACGTTAAGATTGTAAGTCAAGTATCAACTGCAGGAAGTGTAACAAACGCTGATTATGGAAAGGGTGGAGTTTTTGAATTCAAAACAACAAGAGCTCTTAACATTGTTGGTGCAACTGGTGCAGCAACAACATCACTCACTGTAGTTAGAGATGTTGGTGGAACAAACGCTGGTGCAATCGGTGTTGGATCAACCGTTCTTCTCTATAACACGTTTGGTTCTACATCAATTGACAACGCTGGAGGACAAGCTCTCGCAATTGGTGCAACTGGTGTAAACCTTGCAAGTTTGACTGGTATTAACACAATCGGTGCCAGCACTCAAAATATTCTTCTCATTGGTGGAGAACTTATTGGTGTTGGTGAAACCATTGTCTCAGGAACTGGATTTGTTGGTTTCTCCACAAGAGGAATTGATGGAACAACCGCAGCTTCTCATAATGATGGAACAACTACTTACATCTTATCCAACGCTGGCGCTGCCACCACAGTAAGAGTAAGTCAACCATCACTTACTTCAACCATACTTGATATCAATGCTGCTGGTAGTATTGATGTCGCAGATTACATTAGACTTCAGTCAGTTGGTGTTGGAACAACTGGCGAATTGATGAGAGTGACTACGGTTTCTACAAATTCAGCTCTTACTCCAACAAGCGTCTCTGATTGGTACGAGGCACAAACTCTTGGATTAGATAACGGAACCGTTTATTGGAAGAACGTTGCTCCAAAACCACAGACTTCTGCTTTCGCCGCAGCAAGAAATTCAAGATTTGATGAAATCAACGTTGTAGTTGTTGATGACAGTGGTAAGGAAACTGGTAACGCTGGTCAAATTCTTGAGAAGTGGGTAGGTCTTTCAAAGGCTCTGGACGCAGAACAATTCAACTCTCCAATCTACTACAAGAACTATCTTGCAAATAATTCAGCATATGTGTTTGCTGGTTATGCACCTCTAGGAAGTGCGACTGGATTCTCCAATGGAAACACTGCATTTACTGCATCAGCTTCTGCATGGGGACAAGATGCGCAAGGTATTGTATTCTCTGGTATTGGTAGATCAACTTACTCCTTACAGGGTGGTAAGGACTATGCCGGCACTTACGTCAACCCTACTTTCACCACAAGTCTTGGAGATTTGATGGAGGGTTATGATCAATTTGCCAATCAAAGAGAGTATCCAATCAACTACCTGATTATGGGTCCTGGTCTTGGCACCAGAGATGAAACTGTTGGTAAGGCTAACAAACTGGTACAAATTGCAGAGAACAGAAAAGATTGCGTTGCAACTATTTCTCCACAGAGATCTGATGTGTTGAGTGGAGATGTTGCTATTACAAACAGCGACACCCAGACAAACAACATTATTAATACTCTTAATGGTGTCTCTTCTTCCTCTTACGCCGTTCTTGATTCGGGTTACAAGTACACATTTGATCGTTTCAATAACAAGTTCCGTTACATCCCATGTAACGCTGACGTTGCTGGAATGATGGCAAGAACCTCACAAAATTCATATCCTTGGTTCTCGCCTGCTGGTACAACCCGTGGTGTTGTTAACAATGCAGTTAAACTTGCATACAACCCATCACAAGCTCAAAGAGATCTCCTCTACGCTAAGAGAATTAACCCAGTTATCGCATCTCCTGGTGGTGGAATTGTTCTCTTCGGTGATAAGACTGCTCTGTCTTACACTTCTGCATTCGACAGAATTAACGTCCGTCGTTTGTTCCTGACAATTGAGACTGCAATTGAAAGAGCTGCACGTGCTCAACTGTTTGAGTTCAACGATGCAATCACCAGAGCAAACTTCATCAACATCGTTGAGCCTTATCTCCGCGATGTTCAAGCGAAGAGAGGTATCACAGACTTCCTGGTTGTCTGTGATGAGAGCAACAATACTGCTGATGTAATCGACGCGAATGAATTCCGTGCCGACATCTTCGTGAAGCCCGCACGCTCTATCAACTTCATCGGTCTCACCTTCGTTGCCACCCGCACGGGTGTCAGTTTCGAAGAACTGATCGGTACAGTTTGATCATTAAATAGTAACATCATCGTCTAATCATCTAACAGGAGTAAAAAACAATGCCTCAGCAAATCCCAAATACAGGGAGTAATGCGAGAACCCTGGATACCTTTAAATCGAAGTTGTTGGGCGGCGGCGTTCGCCCCAATTTCTTTGAGGTAGAACTCAAGTTCCCAACTCTGGGCATCGACGACAATGATGTGAGTGACAGAACTCGCTTCCTTGTAAAGGGAGCTAATCTGCCAGCTTCCATCATTGCTCCCATCTCAGTTCCTTTTCGTGGAAGAGAACTGAAGATTGCTGGAGAGAGAAGTTTCGATAGTTGGACAATTACTGTTATCAACGACAGCAACTTTGTTCTTAGAGATGCCTTCGAAAAGTGGGCAAATATCATCAACAAAGTCTCCGACAATGCTGGCGAAGTTGACCCAACTGTTTACCAACAGGAAGCTTACGTTCATCAACTCGGTAGAGCTCCAATCACCAATCCTGGTGGAGTTCCTGCACAATCAGGTAACACCATTCCCATCCTGAGATCATACCACTTCCATGGTGTGTTCCCAACTAACGTTTCTTCGATCGAACTTTCTTACGATCAAAACAACGTTATTGAAGAATTCTCCGTAGAATTCCAAGTTCAGTGGTGGGAAGCTCTTAACGAGAGTGGCCAGGTTGTCGTTGGTTGATAAATAGACCATAAGACAATACTGACAAAATGGCTAAATTATTCGGTTTCTCCATAGAGGGGGCTGACGGAGATAATCTGCCAAAGTCTGCGGTTTCTCCTGTTCCGCAGAACGAGGCAGATAAATCTGACTACTATGTTAGTAGCGGCTTCTATGGACAATATGTTGATATTGAAGGTGTATTCAGGAACGAGTATGATCTCGTTAAAAGATACAGAGAAATGTCTCTGCATCCAGAGTGTGACGAAGCGATTGAAGATATTGTAAACGAGGCAATTGTTTCCGATCTCAGCGACAGCCCAGTTGAGATCGACCTCCAAAACTTAAACGTCGGGGATAATATCAAAAAGATTATCCGCGACGAATTTAAGTATATTAAGGATCTCCTGGACTTTGACTCCAAAGCCCATGAGATTTTTCGTAACTGGTATGTTGATGGAAGACTTTATTATCACAAGGTAATTGATTTTCAAAATCCACAAGCAGGTATCCAAGAACTGAGATACATTGATGCACTGAAGATCAAGTACGTTCGTCAGGTTAGAAAGAAAGACCCAAATCTTGCCAGACTGAATAGTAGTGAACCAGTAAATTCACTCAGTCCAGAAATGGATGAGTACTTTGAGTATAATCCAAACTCAGGTAAGTCTGGAGCTTCATATCTTCCAACCGCAGGTGGTGCAACTGGTGGAATTAAAATTGCAAAAGATGCAATCACTTATTGCACATCTGGTTTGGTAGATCGCAACAAACATAATACTCTTTCTTGGTTACACAAGGCAATCAAAGCCCTGAACCAACTGAGAATGATCGAAGACTCTCTGGTTATCTACAGATTGTCTCGTGCTCCAGAAAGAAGAATTTTCTACATTGACGTTGGTAACCTGCCTAAAGTGAAGGCAGAACAATATCTTCGTGAAGTCATGAACCGTTATAGATCCAAGTTGGTCTATGACGCAAACACTGGTGAAGTTCGTGATGACAAGAAGTTCATGAGTAT